AACGAAGCCAATCAGAATTACTGGCGCTCTGCTGGTGGTTCGGAATCCGGAGGCAAGTAATGGGCAAGGTTCATGTGCATATCCACAAGGTGAAGGATGCCGACGTATCTAACACTTCAATGAGCGCCGGAGATATTCAAGAAGCCTATGGGCCAACTTTTCTTGCCCGAGTTATGCGGCAAAAAGAAGCCACTGCTCCGGATGGGAAAGTGGTAAAAGTTGATGGTCGTCGGTTTATTGTTTTTGATTCAAACTCCAAAGATGCCGATCCTGAATCCGAGTTCAAGGCCAAGGTAGCTGACATCAATCGCATTCTCACAGATGCCAGCCGGAAAGCTGAGTTGTTGAGCTCCGTGGGTGCTCCTGAGCTCAAGGCTAAGGCCGCTAAGTTGGAAACCTTGATTGATGCTGCCCGGCGCTATGCCTTCGAGATCCGATAAACCATGACCATCTCCGTCGCCCAATTCCGAGTTGATTACCCAGAGTTCGGTTCAACTGTTAGTTACCCGAATTCTCAGGTTTCCTACTGGCTGGAAGTTGCCTACTCCATGTTGAACGCTGGCCGATGGGGCCGTCAGTTGGATATAGGCGCGGAGCTGTTTATTGCTCACCATGTGGCTATCGAAGCCAAAGCCATGGCAGAAAGTGCAAATGGAGGCATCCCGGGAACCCAAGTCGGTCCAGTGAATTCCAAATCTGTTGACAAAGTGTCAATGGGATATGATACTGGCGCAGGGATCCAAGAGGGTGCAGGCCATTGGAACATGACCGTTTACGGCACCCGCTTCATTCGGCTGGCTCGTATGTTCGGTGCCGGTCCGGTGCAAATTGGTATCGGAGCAGCTCCAGTAGGATCAGCTTGGAGTGGCCCGAATTGCTCTCCAGGTTTCACCAATTTTGGTTAAATGAAAAACGCTGCTCAACTCCTTGTTAATAAGCTCCCAAAGCTGAAAGTGTCCTTTGCCAAGCTGACACAGAATGAGGTATTGGTCGGGGTCCCTGCTGAGAAGACTGATCGTAAATTTGATCCGTCTGAACCTAAACAGGATATCAACAATGCCACGTTGGCATATCTGAATGACAAAGGCTCTCCGGCCAACAATATCCCGGCTCGGCCTTTTATGGAACTGGGTATTGAATCCCAGAAAACGAACATTGTCAAGGACATGCAAGCTGGTGCCAAAAGTGCATTATCAGCTGACGACTCTGCTGTTGATAAGACTTTAAATAAAGTCGGGCTCCGGGCGCAGCTTGGGATCCGAAATGCTATCCAGGAAATTACACCTGGTCCAGCTGAAGCCACCTTGAAGGCCCGTAAGCGTAAAGGCTTCAAAGGTGAAAAGGCTCTGATCGTAACCGGCCAGCTCCGCAACAGCATCAACTATGTAATTCGGAGAAAAACACGTGCCTCTTCTTGATGTTACTCAAATCCTCACAGACCCTGATTTTGCGGACAAATTCAATGTTCGTCGTCGGGCGCAGACGGTGGATGCCCATGGTCGGGCTGATGCCAATGAAGAGTTAATTGTCGGGGTCATTGGAGTAGTGACGGCCATCTCCCCGAGTGACCTAGACCGTCAAACCGACTATGACGGAATGAGTCGTAGCATCAGTGTGGTTACCAAGTATTTCCTCCGCGGGGAAACTTCAGGATACCAACCAGATGTGGTGGTCTGGCGGGGGAGCAATTATCTGGTTAAACATGTCGATCCTTACCCTCATTTCGGTCCGGGGTTCATGCAAGCAGAATGTTCTAGCATGGACAAAGCTGACTTGCCTTTTGCCAATCCGACTTCTCAGTTAGATTTTTCACAACCTATCAATTCGAACATGGTGGCCTTATGCTCTTGAATATTTTGGATGGCCAGTCTGTCCAGCAACAAATCCTTACCAATGGGCAAGAGGTAATTGTTGATCGGTCCGCCCTCATTGGGTCTACTGCATTGTCTCAAACCCTCCTGGAACCAAACTTGCAACGTTCCGGTTGGATATTTCAGAATCGCGGGACCAATGTAATGTACATCAATGACTTCGGGCAAGACGCTTCTGCTTCCTTGGGGTCCTTCATGGTCTTACCGGGCGGGATATTCCCACCGGCAGGGTACCCAGTGACCACAAGTAAGATCAGTATCCTTGGCACCGGGGGCGACGGTTTCACTGCCCGGGAGTGGTAAGTGTCCAACACTTCTGCCACTGGGGGGTTTCTTCTTCCATCCGAACACCTTCCCCCATTGGAAGGGCAAGCCCTACTGGACTTCTTGCAAGAATGGTTAGTTGGAATAACAGGTCTGGATGCTTCTCTAGTGCGTCCCCGTTGGCAACCAGAACCCCCTAACCTCCCTGATGATTTCGTCACATGGGTAGCTTTTGGCATCACAAAAAGGGTTGCTGAGACTTTCTCAGCTGAGGTGCATTCACCTACTGAAGACGGGTATAATAGCACAGTAAGACATGAAGAGTTGTTCTTGCTCGCTTCTTTCTATGGCCCGGATGCAGATGAATATTGTAGCCGCGTTCGGGAAGGGGCTCAAGTTGCACAGAATAGAGAAGTTTTGCTTTTGAATAACATGGCTTTTGTTTCCTGCGAGGATATGACTGCCATGCCGGAACTGGTAAAGGAAAAATGGCTGTACCGGGTAGATTTGCCATTTAGCATTCGTCGCAAAATCGTCCGTAACTATTCGGTTCGTAACTTGGTCTCCGCGGAAGTAGTAATAAACGATGAAACCCGCACAGTTGATGTAGTAATTTCTAATTAAGAGAAGGAGCGGCATTATGACGCAAAGTTTGTCCATCAATCGCTTGGTTCGGGTTTCGGTTAACCTAGCGCCCCTTGCAGCATCAATGCAGAATCTATCTACTCTGCTAATCCTCGGCTCTAGCAATGTTATTGACCTATCTGAACGGGTTCGTGCTTACTCCGGTATTGACGGGGTGGCAGCTGACTTTGGGACCTCAGCTCCGGAATACCTTGCCGCCCTCCTGTGGTTTGAACAAGCACCTCAGCCTTCCACTTTGCAGATCGGCCGCTGGGCAAAAACAGCTGTTGCTGCCCAACTAAAGGGCGCTACTCTTTCCGCCGCCCAGCAAGCTATTGCCACCTGGACTGCAATTACCACAGGTGCCTTCAAGGTCACTATCGATGGTACTTCGGTCTCGGTTTCTGGTTTGGACTTCCATCTTCAAACCAATCTGAACGGTGTCGCTTCGGTCATTCAGACTGCTGTTGCAGCGGTTAAGGCTGGCTCCACTTGCGTTTGGAATGCCAACTTCTCCCGTTTTGAAATCCAATCGGGTACAAGCGGTGCAACCTCGCTGATCACGTTCCTTACTGCGCCGAGCTCAGGTGTTGACATCTCGGGGATGCTCGGTGGGCTGTCCACTTCTTCTGGTGCCTATGTTGTCCCCGGCGCAGATGCTGAAACCGCCATTGCCGCTGCCACCTTGTTTGACCAGAATTACGGACAAAACTGGTATGCCCTGACTATTCTCGGCGCCGCCGATGCTGACCATTTGGCGGTTGCACCCTACATTGAAGCAGCTACCTCGAAACACGTTTACGGGATCAGTACCTCCGAGGCCGGCGTCATTTCGTCGGTCAGTACTACCGATATTGCCTACGTGATCAAACAGTTCGGTTACAAGAAGACGGTCACCCAGTACTCCAGCTCGAACATCTACTCTGTTTGCTCTTTGTTAGGCAGAATCCTGACCACGGATTACAACGGCAACAACACAGTAATTACATTGATGTACAAGCAGGAACCCGGTATTGTCCCGGAGACTTTGAACGTCACTCAGATTAGTGCTTTGGAAGCCAAGAATTGCAATGTTTTCGTGGCCTACAACAATGGCACCGCAATCATTGAGCCCGGCGTCGTCAGCTCTGGCGAATTCCTGGATACTGTCATTGGTGCAGATTGGCTGGCACTGGATGTCCAGACCCAAGTTTATAACCTGCTCTACACCAGTCTCACCAAGATCCCGCAAACCGACGCAGGCAACCACCTTATCACCACCACCATCGAAAGTGTCCTTTCTCAAGGCGTGGCAAATGGCCTCCTGGCACCGGGTGTCTGGCAATCCGGTGGTTTTGGTTCCTTGAATCAAGGCGACTTCTTGCCCAAGGGGTTCTATGTTTACGCCCCTCCAGTTGCGATTCAAAACCTCTCCGACCGCAGTGCTCGTAAATCTGTGACTTTCCAAGTGGCTGCAAAGCTGGCCGGCGCCATCCATACCGTCGACATCATCATCAACATCAATCGATAAGGATTTCTCATGTCTACTTACAGTTTCTTGGATACAGCTGCCGCCATTGTTGGCCCGGGCGGAGTTGTTGACTTGGCAGCGGGTGCAGGGGTTGCGGAAGAAGGCATTTCCATCGAGCCCAGTGAAGATATCAACACCATGACCGTCGGAGCCAGCGGTGACGGCATGCACAGCTTGCACGCTAACAAGTCAGGACGCGTGGTGGTGCGCCTACTGAAAACCTCCCCTGTCAATGCCAAGCTGTCCCGCATGTATGCCCTACAAACGGTAAGTGGCGCCCTGCATGGTATCAACACTATTTCTGTGGTTAATTCGGCCAGCGGTGATGCCCATACTTGCCAACAGGTAGCTTTCCAACGCAAACCTACAATTACGTATGGTAAAGAAGGCGGGACTATGGAATGGACCTTCAGTGCTGTCATTATCGACTCATTACTGGGTACCCTATAATGGATCTCACTCTTAATGGCCACAGATATTCCACTGCTGCCAAGTGGGATGCGTTTTCTGCCCTTCATGTGACTCGCAGACTAGGTCGGACCCTCCCTTTGGTGTCCGGTTTAACTCGGGCAGAAAATGCCGGCAAGCCTAAAGACATTCTGATGATTCTCCTCTTGGGTCAGCTCAATGATGAAGATTCAGAATACGTGATTAACAAATGTCTTGAGCTGGTTAATCGGAGTGATGAGAAGACTCCTGCAACCCGGGTCATCACCTCTGGTGGCACTTTAATGTTTGATGATTTGAACATGGGGGACCTTCTTCAAATTTCAGCACAAGTTCTCGAGGAGAATCTCGGGGATTTTTTCAGAGGCGCCCTAAACAATTTGAATCAGGCGGGGGCTCAGTAGTTCACCTGGAAACTATGAGCGGGGAGGAGGATTGGCTCCTTCGCCCGGTTCTCAGGGGAATGTGTAAATATGAGTCACTGTTAGACGGTCGTTTGGGGCTATTGGACATTTCCCGCATGAATGAAGCGTTAGATGTGGAAGCTGAAAACAACAGAAGACTAAGGGAAAAGAACTAATGTCATCTTCAGAGATCCTTCAAGAATACCTGGTTAGAATTGGGTATCAAACAGATGCCGTATCTTTGAAGAAGTTTGAGGATGGGCTGGGTACGGTAGGGAAGCGGGTTTTAAACGTTGGTACCGCAGTTGCTGGGGTTATGGCATCAGTAGAAGCTGCCAGCATTGCGTTCGCATATTCCATGCGAAGGGCTTATTTTGAGTCTCAGCTCTCTAATACTACTGTTAAAAATATGAAGGCTATGGAATTTGCAGGGACTCAAATTGGCATCTCTGCAGATACTATGGCAAATTCAGTCATCGGGCTCAACATGGCCATGACTAACAATCCTGGATTAAAAGCATATGCCTCTTCTTTGACCGGGATCAATGAAGAAGGAAGAGAAGCCGGAGACGTTCTTCGAGACCTGATCAAAGCAACGAAACAAATGCCAGAATACCAAGGGTCTCAGATCATGTCCCTATTTGGCATGGACCAACAAACTTACCATATGTGGCGGAATAACATTGATGAGTTTGAAAAGAAGATGAAGGACATGAAGGTCCTCTATAAAGGTTTAGGGGTTGATCAAGATGAGGCTGCTCGAGCGGGAAAAGAATATGCGGAGTCTGTTGACCATCTAAAGCTAATGATGAGTGCTCTTGGGGATCAGATGCTGATAACCTCTAGCGGGATAACCAGTTGGGCAACCAAAGCAGTGGAACATGTAGCAGAAGGTTGGATTGGTATTCTTCAAGGTAAAATAAATGTACTAAAAGATTTACAACGGGTCTTAGGGATTTCCCAGAAGGATACCACAGGTCAGCGGACAAGCTCCGGGAAAATCCACCCCATGTATTCCCCGGTGACTGCAGAGCAACGTAGAGTTCACGCTGAAATCATGGGAGGGGGTACCGGGACAACCTCTTCTTCCGGAAACTTGCTTTCAGACCTAGAAGCACAATATCAACTCCCTGCAAACTCGCTTGCTGCTCTTCGCAAAACCGAATCTAATGGCAATGACCATGCAGTGAGCCCAGCCGGTGCGATGGGACCCTTCCAATTCATGCCGGCCACTGCCAAAGAATATGGTCTTTCCAACCCCTTCGATTTGAAACAAGCTGCTCGCGCTGCCGCTAAAAAGTATGCAGGACTCTTAAAGCATTACAAGAATAACCAGACATTGGCTCTTCAAGCTTACAATTGGGGGGAGGGGAACCTTGACGCTTATTTGAAGACAGGCAAGGGGATCCACGGGCAAAATATGCCAGCTGAAACCTCTGCCTATGCACAGAAGGTACTCGGACAACAGGCTAAACTAGGAGGCTCTTCTGGATCAACGGTGAGCATGACCCAGAATAACACATTCAATGTTACGGGTACTGGTGCCAAGGAGATTGCAACAGCTGTTGGGAAAAAGCAAGACCGCCTCTATTCGGATACTATTCGTGAAATGAAAGGATCAATTTCATGATCAACCTTCGACAGGCTATCTCTGCAGGGGCGATGATAGGGCTCAACTCTATTTTAATCAAACCTATTAGGGGGTTGAAGAATATCATTGGATCCGATGGTACTGTTTTTCAGAATATTGTTGCCCACGCCACAATTGAAGAGCATCATCATGACGAAATGGAAATCACCGACCACCCGGTAGAGGTAGGGGCTTCAGTTACTGATCACGCTTTCAAACGTCCGGCTGAAATAACTTTGCATTTAGCATGGTCAAACAGCCCGTCCAGTATTCCAGGAGCAATTTCTGTAGCTAAGTCGGTTTTGGCAGGGAACGGTCCTGATCAAGTAAAAGCTATCTACCAACAGCTTTTGAAAATGCAAGCCTCCCGGGCTCTCTTTATCTTGTTCACAGGGAAGCGGGTTTATACCAACATGCTCTGCAAGAGCTTAACTACCGAAACTGATTTCAAAACTGAAAATATCTTAATGATTACCATGCAGTGCAAGCAGCTGATTTTGGTGAATTCTCAAACTGTTAACTTGTCAAAGGATACCCAAGCCAACCCAAAGACAACGGGCTCCGTAACAGACAAGGGCGCTGCATCCTTGACCTCTTCCGGGAAGGTAGTGTCTCCATGACCACATATATTGTGCCCCTCTCTGCTGAAGCTCAAAAGTTCAAGATAGACTTGGCTGGAACCACCTATTCTTTGAAGCTGCAATGGTGTGGACCAAACAATACTTGGATTCTCGATATTTCAACCGAAGCGGAAGTTCCTATCCTAACCAGCATCCCATTGGTAGCGAACGTGGATCTCTTGGAACCTTACGGGTATTTGAACTTAGGGGGTAAACTTATTGCCCAAACCGACAATGATGCAGACTTACCTCCTGCTTATGAAAACCTCGGGATTTCCTCACAACTGTACTTTATAACACCATGAAATATGATCAGTGGGTCAGAAAGGTTGGGTTAATTTTAGGCGGGACCAATAAGCTCTTGGACCTTTCCCAGTTTCATATAAAGTTCAGTGTCCAAAATGCGGATGTTGAATCCCCCTCCAGTGCCTCTATCCGAGTGTATAATTTATCAGATGCCACCATTCTTTCGATAGGTAAAGAATTCAGCAAGGTAACTTTGAATGCAGGATACGAAAATGGCAACTATGGTGTAATCTTCCAAGGGGATATCAAACAGTTCCGTCAAGGCCGCGAAAACGCTACTGACACTTATTTCGATATCTTGGCAGCAGACGGGGATGTTGGGTACAACCAAGGGATCGTCAATGCCACCCTTGCTAAAGGGCATTCTCCAGCTACTGCTATAAAAACAGCAGTAGCTGCCATGCCGAACCTTGACTTAGATACCTCCTCACTTCTCACTGACAAACAACATGTCCCCATGATTCGCGGGGCAGTATTATTCGGAATGAGTAGGGCAAGGCTACGCAACCTTGCCACTAGTTTAGATGCCGGCTGGTCCATTCAAAATGGAAAAGTAGTAGTAACCGACAACACAGGCTATCGGGAAGGTGAAGCTGTGGTCATCAACGTCAATACTGGGCTCATTGGCATCCCTGAACAAACAGATGGCGGAATTCGGGTGCGTTGTTTACTTAATAGTCGAATCAGAATTGGCGGACTGGTTAAATTAAATAATAAAGAGATTACCCAGTTGATGCAACAGAACCCGGATGCTGCCCCTCTTAAGTTCAACCAATGGGCAGGGTTACAATACAATGCTCCCCTTTCCCCAGATGGGATTTACCGGGCTTTTTCCGTGGAGTATGAAGGGGATACCCGAGGCCAACCATGGTATAGCGATTTGGTATGTTTGGCAATGAACCCTTCCGCCCCTTCTGACAAATCAGTGAGTGCCCAATAATGGACCGTAGAGAACGCATTGAGGATTTACAAACAGCAATACTTGCAGCGCAGCAAGGGCACCAAGCAGATATCCAAACTGCTGCACCCGGTATCATACAATCATATGATCCGGATCTTCAAACCTGCGAAGTCCAAGTTGCCATCCAGGCACAGTTGACCTCTTTCACTAATGGTACTAAGTCTTGGGTTAATTTACCTAAACTGGTGGATTGCCCCGTGATTTTTCCAAGCGGAGGTGGTTGTGCTCTCACTTTCCCATTGAAGGCAGGTGACGAATGCCTAGTTATCTTTGCAAGTAGGTGCATTGACGCTTGGTGGCAAAATGGAGGGTACTCTAACCAGCAAGCTGTTTTGCGGATGCATGATTTGTCAGACGGGTTTGTGCTCCCGGGGCCAAGGTCACAGCCTAGGAAATTTAGCGCCAGCACCTCAACTGTGCAACTTCGGACAGTTGATGGGACTGCTTTTGTTGAAATTAACCCGACTAGCCATGAGGTTAGGGTTCAGACTGTCGGGAACGTTAAAATCGAGGCTACAAATATTACCCTTAAAGGAAACATAATCCTGGACGGCTCTATTACCCAAACAAATACTGCAGGTGGGGCAACCTCTGCGACTATCATTGGGCCGGTCAATGTTATAAACGATGTTATCGCTGGAGGCAAGAGCCTTGAGCACCACACACATTCCGGAGTGCAAACTGGCACAGGTAATACTGGTCAACCTGTGTAAAGGAGCTATGATGCAATATCGAAAAATGGACATAAACGGAGACCATTCTTTTGGTCATGGAAGGTCCGATTTTTATAAGGATCAACCTGAAGCGGTTGCACAAGCAGTGAAAACCCGGCTCGGGCTCATAGAGGGCGAATGGTTCCTTGACATCACAAAAGGGACCCCCTATAATACCCAAATATTAGGAGCGGGTACAGTTGGGTTGTATGATTTTGCTATCCAGGAGGTGATCACAAATACTCCCGGAGTGACTCAAATTGTTGATTATTCAAGTTCAGTTGATTCAACTACCAGGAAAGCATCAGTGAATTGTATTCTCGACACCCTCTACGGTCAAGTGGCTTTTTCACATAACCTCTAACCATGTCAACTTACCCCCTCCCTACTCTTGCTCCGGTTATAACACAGGCGGGCATTTCCGCTCCTAGTTATAGCGATATCTTGTTGAGCTTGACAGCTTCATATCAGGCAATATATGGTGCCGATGCTTACCTAGCGGCAGACTCTCAAGATGGGCAATGGTTGGCAATTTTGGCACTGGCAATCCATGATAGCAACCAAGCAGCTATCATGGTGTTTAATAGTTTTTCACCCACCTATAGTCAAGGTGCTCAACTTGCAAGTTTAGTTAAACTAAATGGGCTAGTTAAGGAATCTTCATCTCACTCCACCGCTGTGGGCAACGTGGTTGGACAAGCCGGAACCACCGTCTTAAACGGAGTGGTCAAAGACATAAACGGTAGCAGTTGGAGCTTACCGTCCCCAGTAGTAATCCCAATCGGCGGGTCAAT